GTAGAGGCTGCTCCAGTCAGACTTGAGGATCTTGCAGACCGACTTGATGGCATCGTCCTTGGACGCCATGCGCGCCCAAGAAGAACCGGCTCCGATGAGGATGACTGCGAGGTACATATCAATCTCCTAAAGCAAGAAGCACAAGACCGAACATCGATCTTGTGCTCCTACACTACCACACTACTTTCTACTTGTCAAGTAGCTACTTTACTCCTTCGGGATCGGGATCGGCTCATAGCTCTTGTTGATCTTCGGTCGCGTCTGGGCATGGTCGCGAGTCATGGTGCCATCAGGAGTACCTGCGATCTGGGCCTCCTTGGCGCGCACCTGATCCTTGGCGACCTTCTGTTGGATGCGACGAGCTTCCTCGACAACCTCCGTGGGACGCTCCATCAGCACCATGCCCTTGCGCTCGATGGTTCCCTTGGTCCACGACGAGGGCATCATGCCGGGATGGCGACGAGCAGGAACGACTTCCCAGCCCATCCGCGCCAGATGAACCTGATGCGTGGCGTCTTCCTGCCCCAGCACCTGAAACCGCTTCCACTCATACGTCCAGCCCTCGGGAATGAGGGTTGGGTCGATGTAGAACTCGTCCGTACCCTGATCCATGTCGCCAAGGTGACCCCGGATCTCTGCTGCACGACGAGCAGCACGGGCGCGCGGGTCTTCCTCACGCACCTCGGAGCGCATCTCAGCCCTCGGCACGGCTGCAACAGTCTCCTCGACGGTCTCCTCGACCTTCTGGACAGTCCTCGGGGGCCTGCCGCGCCTGCGGGGAGCCTCGGAAACGGTCGGAGCAGCGGGATTGATGACGTTTTCCATGATCTATCTCCTCAATTGGGCAGCTTGCCCTCCTTCTGGAGGGCCAGTTTGTGCTTCGCGTACTCGGTTTCGGTCATGCCGAGCATCTTTGCCGTGTCAGCCTCCGCTCGCGTAAGTCGAACGACGTTCGCACGACCATTTCCGCTGCGATTTGCAGGTGCAGCAGCGGGCGGAACAGAGCGAGCGACAGGCTTGGCAGCAGCAGACAAGGGAGACTCCGTCGTTTCCTCTGCGCGAGGCTGTTCAGAGCGTCGAATCCTGAGCGTATCCTCGATGGCAGAGAAGTACGAATCAGTATCCGGCACATGACCATCGGCAAGAGCGATGTTGTGAGCCGCAATCATCTTCTGATTGAGGCGCGGATCGGTCACGAACTGCGGGTTCTTGCGAACCCAGTCAGCAGAACGAGGCGAAAGCTGAGATGCGAACGCTTCGACAGGATCAGAAGACCTCTGAACAGGCTCCTGACGAGGCTTCGACTTCATAGCCTCCTTGCCGTTCTCAAGCTGAAGCAGCTTCGCGGCGTTGTTCGACATAGCTTCCTGAATTTCAGCAGCCTTGTCGTAGTCGCCAACCGACATAGCCTCCTTGAACTGGCCTTTGAGGATGCCCTGCTCACGCTGCATCGTCTCAATCGCGCCAGTCACAAGCTGAAGATTGGTGTCATCAACCTCGCTGCTCGCCATGCGCGCGCGATTTTCAGCTTCGATACGCGCCCGACGCTCTGCCTCAAGCTTCTCACGAAGCTCTGCAATCGCCTTCAAGGGATCTTCGACAGGAGCAGGATCGGGTTCCGGCGCAGCTTCAACAACCGGATCGTCGCTCACCTCGACCTTCGGCTCCGTGTCCTTTGCCAACTCATCGAGATTGATCTCAAGCTGTTCGTCCTTCGGATCAGACATGACTTTCTCCTCACCAAACTTCATCGGGGAACTTCACGCGCCCCTTCACCTGCGTATCCGCAAGCATTCGGCACAGAACACCATTCACGGTGATGCTCCAGCCATCGGACGGACGGAAGACCAGCCAGTCATGCAGGCTGAACTTGTCTCCCTTGAACCATCCCTCTTCGTTCTCCTCGAAAGCGCGAGAGCCAACCTTCAGCAGCAGCCCGACCTTCGACTGAAAACGGTCCTCGTCAGTAGTCTTGTCCGACAGATAGAGACCACTCTTGGTCTTCTGCGGGCGGATATAGACGCCAACAAGGATCTGGTTGTTGAAGATCTCGACCGTAGACAGATCACCGATCTCATCGAGGATCTTCTTGGTCGGATCGACATCGTGAGTCATACGCATGTACGGCATGATACCCCCTACCGTTTGTTTAGTTCAGATTCAACTTCTTCACACGCCTCAAGCGCAGCCTGAAGCCCGTGAATAACACCAACCCTGAACTTGTAGTCGGCGTGTTCGATTGCTGTGTGAGATGTGACGAGGCTGTCTTTTGCAACCTCAATTCTCTCAAGCAAATTCTTCCTCAATTCATTCTGATATAACGCTTGATGCTTCAACATTACTGCCCCCTCGCAGTCCCCCCTCTATGTAGGTCTGTTGGGGAGAGAATGTGAGGGGGGTTCACATCCTCTCCCCGATCCGTCAGTTTGCCGGGAACAAGGTCTGACGGATCAGTTCCTCCGGGCGATCTCCGTCTTCTCAAGGCGACCGAGACCGGAACCCGCGCCAGCATCCATGTCCTTGTAGCTCCGGTAGACCTTGCCACCGGCACGACGCATCGTGCGACCACCGTGCTTGCGAGCCATCGGCATCGGGCCAGCAGGCATCGCAGGAGGCGGCGCGGCAGGCGGCATCGGGCCAGCACCCAGCCCCATCGGTGCGCCACCAACCGGCATCGGAGGCGGAACAGGGCGACCACCCGGCATCGGCAGCGGGGGCATCGCACCAAGGCCCGGAGCCTTCGCACCACCAGCATCGATCACGATGTTGATGTTGGTCTTGCCCTTCTTGCCCGTGCGACCACCAAATTTACGAGCAGAACGATCATCATCAAGCGCCTTTGACTGAAGCTCAGTCAGGTTTGTTCGCTTGTTTTTAGGAACCCACTTTTCCTTGCTTTCGTTCCAACGAAGCCCCTTGTATTGACGCACATCTCCAAAATAAGGATGCTTAAAGTCTTCATCTGAGGGTTTTCTCGATGCTGCCTTTCGAGCCGCATCCATCCAAGAAGAACCGCCCGTAGAGCGAGCCGTGCGCTTCGCCTCGCCGCCACGCTTGAACATCGGAATACGCGAGAGACCCTCACGCACGTTGGAGTCGCGCTCGGACTCCTCCTTCGCCTTCTGTCGAGCCGCAGCAGCCTTCTTGGCGCGGAAAGCCTTGTACATCTCTTCCATCTTGGCTTCACGCTGGGTATCAGCAATTTCCTCATCGACTTCATCGAGAGCAGAAGGAGGCTTGCTCGGACGGCGCTCTTCCTTGGCATAGCTGACGTAGCGGGTCTTGGGATCGGGATTGCCCGCGCGCGCGCGCTCAAGCACACGCTCAATCTCGCTCTTGCCAGCCACGCCACCATCAGCCTTGCGGACCTTGCCGCCAGACTTGCGATACATGCTCGCCGCGCCAGTCAGAACAGACCCAGCACTCGGAGTAGGCTTGCCAGCACGCTTGGTCATGTCGGGCAGACCCCTTGTGGTGTCACCCTCATACGGATCTTGCCCCCTGCGAAGCATTTCCAGTTCGGCAGGAGTCAGGCTCGGCATTGCTACGCGGCCCCTTTCTTGCCCCCTGCGAAGCATTTCCTCCTCGGCAGGAGTCAGGCTCGGCATTGCTAGGCCGAGTCCGCCGCCACCCTGCTTCTTGGCATAGCCACCGCGACGCAGCTTCAGTTCAGAATGCTTGCCGCCATGCTGCGCCGTCTCATGCTGCCGCACAGCCTTCTTCACCAGAGCCTTGTCCTGCGCGGCGTCATCAGCCTTGCCGCCCTTCTTCAGGCCGGTAGCGCGCATCGGGGACAGAGCGCCACGCTTCACACCGGAGAAGCCAAGCATCGCATTGGGAACGCCAGCCCGCTGGTTGGCATCAGCCATCATGCGATTGGCCCCAGCCAGAGGACCACCATTGTACTTCTTGGCGCGACCACCAGACTTCATCCCGCCAACATGCTTGATGCCCTCACGCTCCTCGTTGGCATCCTTCACGTTGCGATTGACCTTCGCGTTCGCGTAAGCAGTCGCCTCGGTCTTGCCGCCAGACTTGCGAGCCTTGCGATCCGCGCGCATGGGACCGCAGGAGCCGTCCACCTTGCCGCCGCTCTTGTAGGCTCGACGCGAGACAGGACGCAGCCCCGTCTTCACATCGGCATTGAGCATCTCCGGGGGCTTGAAGGTCGAGGAATCAACCTTCTGGAGCGGACGATCAGAAGCAAGGCGCTTGGCCTTGCTCTTCATGGCTTCGCGAGCCTTCTTGGCAGTCTGGTACATGGCAGCTCCTAGCTAGGTTGTTGGGGCGTCCCCCAGATTCAAACCTTCTTCGACGTTAGCATGAGTGCGCGAGAAACAACATCGGCATTTTTGCCCCGCCTAAGCTGGTCGATAACAGACCCGCCAGAGGCAAATGACCGAGATCGCTCCCCACTCTTCTCCCACGACATTGGCTTGGCATACGCATCTGCGGAGAAAGAATGATCCGCAAAGCTATGGTGAAGAGCATTGTGAAACTGATCAAAGTACAGGTCTTCAGGAAGCTCAGGTCGAGACTTTGTCACGGTTCCCTCTCAATCTTTCCATCGTTCGTCATGCCAGTCATGCCCTTGCCCTGCGGCATGACCTTCACGGAATCACCATCTGTCTTTGGATCATACCTCACAAAGAATCCCTTGCTGTCCTTGTGAGCCTTCTCTCTTTCACCAAAAGCCTTGAGATTGCTGAGTCCAACAATCACACCGGAAGAACCGGGCTTGGCTTCAAGCAAATCGAGTGGCCTAAAGTCGTGAGTTCTTCCATCAATAACGTCATACCTTTTGCCGGTTTCAGAATCGTGAACGTACTTTGGAAGAACTTTTTGCTTGTTCGTAAACACCATAGCAACATTGTCGCCACGGTCCAGAACCCTCCTCATACGGCTCCAGTTTGTCCAAGGATTGTCTACGTCACTCTGGGTTAGTCCGGTAGAAGAATACGTCAGGTGATGATTTGGCAGGATTCTCCTGTAAGACATTTTTGTGTAATCATAAAAAGAGACATCTGGATGATTTTCCATGATTGGCCTGTAAACTTCAGGGTGAATGTCAGACAGAACATTCATCCTTACGCCAAGATGGTTGCCGTACATTGCCGCTTGCCGCTTTGCCAGATCAATGTCATCGAAGGCTCTAATGGCAAAAGCTTCTGGCTCCCTAAGAAAAGCAACTGTTCTGTTGAATGCTCGGAGTCGAGGCCCCTTAAGAGCATCAAGGTCTCGACCACCACCAATTGCGTAGAAGTTGCCAGCGGTCTTGCCAAGACATTGATCCTTGCAAGATCCAGAATTAGGGCAAAGATTGAACTTTCCCTCCTGATACGCAGGAAGCATTGAAATGCCAGTTGTTTCAATGCCCCTTCCGTCAGGAAGAGTTATTGGCTCTCCACCCTTGTATCCCTTTGAAGATTTTTCAAGTTTTGCATTCTTACCGAGAAGCGAGATTGGAGATCCATCCTTCCTTGTTCCAAGATAAGGTTCAAGTGCCTTGATGGCATCCATAGAATTCTTCACTCGCTCATTTGGAGGAAGAGAAATGTGCCTATCAATAGCTCGCCTTACAATGTCAGCAAGCTTTTGAGTCGTTGCCTCTCCCTCATTGAGTTTAGAAAAACTGTATCCTTTTGTTGTGGCTGTTGGATTTGGAGCCTGAAAAGATTGAATAGAAAACGGAGGTGCCTCTGGGACACCGCGATTGATCGTGACCTTCCGTGACTCAGAACCAGAAGTCAGGGACAGAGCCTTCTGGACGACAGGGTTGTTCTCTACGTCCCCGCCTTCAGCGTAGCCCATAGCCCCGCCATGAGCCGCAGCAGGCACCCTGTTCAAGGCATCCTGCAAACGGTTGATGTTGTAGTCCTGCTCCTGCTGGCGCGTGAGGGAAGGCTCTCCGGGCATTGTAGGCTCTTGGTAGCCGCGAGCGGGAGAGGCAGAGCCGCCAGCATGACCGTCGCTGTAGCGGGCCACAGACTCGTCTATGGCTCGGGAAAGCTGGTCGAGCAGACTCTGCTGCTCAGGGGAGATGCCTTGGGGCATGTTCTGAGTATCTCCTGTTTCCCCGCCAGAAGCCATAGGCACCGCGCCGCCCATCTCATAGCGACGCTTGATGTTGATCAGCTTGTCATCGAACACGACGTAGTTGTGTGTGCCTTTTCCGGCTCCGCGAGAGACTGCGTCAAGGTACTTGATGCCTTTGATACCGGCATCAAGAAGAACTTTCGATCTCCATGCATCATCCCTGCCTTCTCCATAAGCAATTTTTGCACTATATATATTTGCGCCAGATGGATCTAAGCCTGATATTAACCGATCTTTGATGTAATTAGTATTAGAAGACTTTAAAATTTCATCATGTCGATTTTTTGTATCTTCGTCAGACATCATTTTGATGTTTAATTTTTCAAGAACTTTTCTGACGTAATCAGATTGTTTGCTTAGAGGCTTGTCCCAATCAAGTAAATGATCGGGGTGCGCGTTGATGCGGACCTCGTACATGTGGCCTTTTGGAATATTAATTTTACTTAAATCTATTTTTTTTAGCTGTTCAAGTTTGTCTATTTCTTTTAAATTAATTGCTTTTGCTCTTTCTCCAAGATCACTATTGTCTCCCTCAAAAAGTTTTATGTTTCTCTCGAGAATATCATAATTTTTTCTTATCTCGTCATCAAGAGATTTTGGATTTTCTAAATACTGCATTAGTGCCGCTGGATAGTAAAAATATTTTCCAATTTGTACATCGCTTTGTGATGGCCTATCTCTGTATACTATTGCGGTTCCTTCTCTTCCCGCAAAGTACAACCCATGCCCAAAAGCCTGCGCCCCCTCCCCGGTGCCGATCTTGGAACTGTCAAACTGTTCAAATTCATGCGGAGAACCGTGATAGGCGTCGATGCCTGTCTCTTCCGCAGGGGGAGGAGAGGCGATGTCGGATTCATCGACGGAGCCGCCAGATGCATACTTTTGTTCTACTGGAGGCATGTTAAACTTCTTTCTGGATTCGTTTGTTTCAGCAATCCTATCCATACGAGAGACTGGCATTGTTTGAGGCCAATATCCCCACTCATGGAAAGAATCTCCATTTGTAAATATATCTCTTGCCCTAACTGTCTTTTTCAAAATTTTGTATTCTCCACGAAGCGTACTTTCTCCGTGATCTTTCGCATATTGCCTATTGATTGTAACCCAATCTCCTGAATTTATGTCTTTGATATTCTTTGGCACCGCTCTATAAATTGTTACTTTGCTATAGGGTCTTCCTTTTGCGGAAGATATTTGAAAATAAGAATCTGCATCAATTTTATCATCTCCGCTTCCATAATACCTATGTCCATTAGGACCATAAAAGTCATCTGGATAAATTTTCTGAGTCACATCATGCATTGGATCTCCGCTTTCAGGATTTGGAGCAGAGTGAGATCCAGAGTATTCGGGTGCTTGATATGCCTTGATGTCTTCAGCCATCTCTGTCTCCAAGGAAGATCGGCCTGCCGTGGATCTCTTCCCTGATATGTACACCGGGAATTGAAAGAACGGGATGGGAATTTCGTGCCTTCCCGCCAGAAGCCATCATCGGAGGAGCAGGGGGAGCGAACGCAACAGGCTTCACCAAGCCAGCCTGCGTCTCGTCATCATCGCTGGAGAGTCTGAAACCTCCAGAGGGATTTGCAGACTGCGGATACACTACATCCGCAGCAGTTGGGTTCTGACCAGACGATGGACCACCGACGTTCTGGTCTACATCGGCGCGAGCCTTGCCATCATAGTAGGTGTTGTTGATTTGCTCCATCGCATACGCAAGAGCGCCAAGAGGCGATCCACCGATGAAGCCAACAACCCCCGGCCCCGTGTTCAAGTTCTGCTCGGCATTGCCAAAAACGCTGCCGCTCACTTGCCCAGTCCCAACTCCAAGTGACCCAGAGCCGAGAGGAGAGAATACCATCCCTGTAGCCCCGCCAAGCATCGAGGGATCTTGATCTGTCGGGGAGTAGGATGGAGCGGCTGGACTGGAATCTTCACGTTCCGTCTGGCTGCCAAAATCCGCCATGTCAGAGTTGGAACTGAAGCCGCCCCCATCTCCATTGGACGAATCGCCGCCGCCAGAGTCTCCACCATCTGCACCACCACCAACCTCAAAGTGTTGGCGCACCTCACCACCATGAGCGTAGTGCGAGAAGCCCTTCTTCAGGATCGACTCACGCATCTCGGGAGTGATCTCGATGCCGGGGAGAGTAACGTCTTCTCCGTCATTGTTCTTCACGACATGGGAGGTCGGCTGAATCTTGTCTGTATGGGGCTTGAGAACGCGACGAAGAGCATTGGGCAAAATCTTGCCGTAATACTCAGTCATGCCCTTGCCGCCCATGAACAACTGTTGACCGGTCAATTCATGAAAAACTCTTCCATTTTCTTCTACTGAATTGCGGTGCTGCATAATTTCATCAGCAAGCTCCATTCCAATATGCTCATGCAAGCTATCTTGTTTTACACCTGCTTTGGCAAAAATCATTTCACCATTTTTATATCCTCTAAGTGTTTCTCCCTCTGGACTATATTTAATTTTATCCGCATAATTCCCAAGACTGTACCTCTTCGCCTGCTCCTCACCCGGAGTCCAGACGAGCTTGTTGTAGCCGCCGCGCGCGGCTTCGATCAGAGCGCGCTTAAGGGCAAGCTCGGTCCAATGATCGGTGTTAGTGACGTATGGAGCGGGGTTGATTTTTTTATTTTTTATAATTGCACCAGTAATAATTGCTTCCCTCTGAAGTTGTTCATATTTTTCAACTTCTGAGTCGTGCATTCCCGCAATGCTCCTGTACATCGCAAGATTTAACCTTGGATTTAGACCGTATTTATCTGCTAATTCTTTTGAATATTCTTCAAAAGACTTTTTTGCTGCTTCTCTTTTGATAAGATCCTCTTTGGTAAAAAATCCTTCATCTCTTCCCTTTTGCGCCCAATCGGATTGAAGCTCTTCAAGGTGAAGAACGTCATTGTTAGGGCCGCGATCTTGCATTCGCAGGTGGGCAATTACATTGGGTTCGTCCCAATGACTTGATTGATGAAGTATTTTTGGATTATCAAGACCAAGCAAAATTTCTCTATAGTTTCGATCCCTTGGAATTTCGTTTCCATAAGTATTTCCTAGTGTGTAATCCTGATATTTTGTTCTAGGATTGGCATTAGCATTTCCACCAAGAACAGTTTCGGTGATCTTAGGGACATTCTGCTCAAAATGCTGCGCCAGATCGTCTCTGGTCACGGTCTTCTGGTTGGCAAAAGCCTTCCCGGCACCGGACCACTCAAGCTCGGAGGGCTTCACCCCCTTCATGGTAGCCATCATCTGGGATGGACTGCCCTTGGCTTGGGGGAGGGAACGGGCAGCTTCGGCTGCTGCGCTGTAGAAGCCACGGTCATCTAGCTGACGAGGCTGATCTACGTCCCCGCCAGAGGCATAGCCGACCGCTCCACCATCAGCCTTCACTACAACATGATGATAGACGGGATGTTCCTTGCCCCTGACGCTGATCGTTCCTGCCTGCGGACCAAGGAATACATCCCCGGTCGTTGTCGGACGCAGTCGAGGTTCGCTCTTGGCCTTCTCGTACCTCGCGAAGTCCACTCCCTTCGGGAAATGAGCGTTCAGAGCGTAGTAGTGCTTGCCAAGATGCTCGACAGAAACAATCGTGTTCGTGTCCTCATGCCCCTCTGGCGCGTTCTGCCAAGACCAGCCAGCCTTCTGCTTGAACAGGTTCGTCTTGGTCTTCGCCTTTCCAGCGGTCCCGGTCTGATCAACAGCGTCCTTCGATGCATTGAAGTAGGGCTTGCCGCCGGGATGGACACCAATCGACGCCACGGCAGACTTGTGGCCGGTCATGTCCTGCTTGTCAGGCATTCCCAGATACTGACCACCGGGGACAGGTGCATCAGAGGGAAACATCCTCTGTGGCTTGGGGAAGACGGAGACGGGATTTGAGATGGATGGCGAGATGTCCTTGGAATCTGCCTCCCCGCCAAGAGCATATCCCCGGCTCTTATCAAGAGCATCAGCAGCTTTTTCGTAATCTGGACCGCCAGCATCCCTCAATACCGTTGAGGGAATATTTTCCTCAAGTGCATATCGGTATCTTTCGTGCCACGGCTCATGGATTGCCAGAATCTGATCCTTTGGAACATCACCAAGTCGGGCAAATCGATGGCTATCATAGTTTTCGGGATGGTCGTAGAACTCAACTATTGAGCCGTAAGGCCCGGCATATGACCTTGCACTATCTTCATCGGGCCAAGAATAGATTGCTTTTGGCCCCTCAATGCCGCGAGCCTTTTGCATGGTGAGACCATTCTTCTTGATATCATCAATATTTTGAGATCCAGTAACATGAAAACGACGAACCATACCCTTTGGGATGGGAGAAGTTCCCATTTTCTTGGGAACAACCTCTCCACCAGAGGCAAACCTGCGAGGAGCCTTCGCAAGTCGCAGGGCATTGCGGATGATCTGGTCGTAGCTCATCGAAAACTCCCGCCTATCAGCCCTTTTGAGGCTTCCTGATCATGTCACCAGACCTATTGATAGAAAATCCATGCCTTTTGTACCAATCTTTCAGGTCTTTTGCGTTCATTCCGCCAGAACCATAGGGTTTTGCATGTCCAGTAAGCGTAACTCCATGCTTATCAGCGAGATTTTTGATGTATTGAAGCGCCTGAGTCCCCTGTCCGCGCCTTTTTGTCAGCGCTTTGATCGAATTTACATGAATTTCATCATCTCCAGACTTTCCCATTTCAATTTCAGCAAAGTCAGACCTAGGTTCCAGCCCTGTTTGAGTGTTCAAAAGCCTAGACCTGCCATCAAAAGGATGATCCCAAGTATCATCCTTGTACTCAGACATCATCTTTTGTGCTGGAGAATCGACTGTAGATGCTCCTCTCTTGGCAATCCTGATGGCATTGCCGATGTCATCATCGTCAGCCATCAGACGCCCCCGACATTCTTGTCAGTCGCAAGCTCATTCAGCGCAGGACGGATCAGCGGAGCCACCAGACCGGCGCTCTCGGGGTGGACGGCGAGGTTCTGGGCGAGGTCGATAAGCTGGATGCGCTCCTTCGACAGGCGATCTTCCTTCTTGCTCTCCAGATCAGCCTCCGAATAGCCCATCTCTGCCTTCGCCTTCTCGGCATCGATGTTTGTCTTCGTGACCTTGCTGTGCGCGTCGATCTGCGTCTTCGCGTTCTCAAGCTGGAGCTTCTCCATCTGCCCCTGAACATCAGCTTGCGCGCGCATCGTGTCCGCGTCAGCCTTCTGCTTGTCGATCTTCAGGCGCTCCATCTTCTCGATCAGTTCAGGATGCGGCCTGCCCTGAGCTTCCATCGGGATCAGGAACTGCTCGGGGTTGCTCCAGCCAATCGTCTTCAGGGCTTCCGTATCAATCGCAACGGGGTCGTACATGTTGGGATTGGCAGCCTGAAGCTGCTTCAACGCCATGACCTTCATCACTCGCTGCGTATGGCTCGCCGTGTTGGGATCAGCCTGCGGCACAAGCTCGCAATCGTTCAGAGCCTGCACGAACGTCTGCTCGTTCCACTCGATGCTTGGCTTCTTGCATCGCTGCCAGAAGCTCTCAGGATGCTCGCGGAAGCACCTCACCAGAAGCTGGAACTCCTCGGCCTGCGCGTTGTGCATACGCTTGTGGACGGCATTCATCACCTTCGTGGCTTGATCGATCAGGGCTAGCGTCGTGCCGACCGGCGCATCAGCCTTCCCCTCGCCAACGGCAAGCTCCGACGTTCCACCGACCCTTGCGCCTGTCTCGCCCATGTTCTGGACGAGGTTCATCAGCGCACCGCTCGGCTCCTTGTACGGCAGCGGCATCACAGCCTGACTGATCGGCAACCCGCCGGTCTTCACCAGCGCACCACCACCCGGAGGAACACGGAAGATGTTGGTGTTCTGGCGCGCACCCGTGTCTGCCATCAGGAAGCCGGGGAAGTTCGCGTACATCCCAGCGTCCAGCAGTTCGCGCCAAGCAGCAGTCATCGCATTGGTCGTGTTCCCGAGAATGTGCAGCAGGCCAATGTCGTAGAATCCCATGCCCGGAACGAACTGGTACTTCACGAACACCTGTCGTGCTTCGGGAAGATCACCATCCTCTTCGTCGTAGTTTCGAACGACGGACAGGATCTGCTTGGTCGAGACATCAATCGTCACGCGATACGGGATCTCAAGGCCAGAGTGCTTGCCCTTGTAGCGATGCTCAAAGCCTTGAATGTCCAGTTCGCAGTAGCACTCGTAGATCTCACGATCACGATCATCAGGGTTCATCGTCCCTTCGGAGATGCCCTGCTGCGAGTTCTTCTCTCGCTGGACGCTATCAAGCTGCGGCTCAAGCGGTGTCGAGAGATCGATGTCCTTGTACACGCCAAGGATCTGGAGACGCTTCACAACGCTGGGACGCATGAAGACACGATGCGTGATGCGCTTCGCGTTCCGCAGGTCCGTCGCCATGTTGTTGACGATCAGGTCATCGGCATCGACGCTCTCGCTCACGGGGCGATTGCGGATCGGACAGAAGTACACCTTCTTGAAGGCAGACCCGCCAAAGCCGAGCATCAGCAGCATTCGATCCGTGTCCGGGTAGTACTCGGACGCAACGCTGGTCAGGTAGTGGTTGAGATCCTTCTCCAGAGCCTCCGCAAGCCTGTCCTGCTGCGGTGTGCTGCCCGTGGCATCGTTGCGGATCTTCACAGGCCCATCAGTCGGCAGAAGCTCGCTGCGGGCATTGGCTTGAAAGCGCAGCACAGCCTCCAGCAGCAGAGGATGCCGCACCTTGCTCATGCCCTCGACCGGAGCGCCATCGCTCGCGCCCTGCAAGCCGGGGATCTCGATCTTCAGCCCCAGCAGCTTGATGCCCTGCGCGCGATCCTCGATCCAGTCCTTGCGGCTCTGGAGATCATCCCCGATACCGCGCATCAGTTCTTCGCTGATACGGCTCAGTTCACCCTGATCGATGTCATCGACAAGGTTGCGGAACCACTCCTTCGCGTACTCAGCCTCGGACTGCCCCTCCTCGCCAATGCCCTTGCCATCCAGCGAGATGCTGATCGAGCCGTCCTCATGTTCGATGCGGAGAAGCTCGCCGCTATCGTTGCGCTCCTCCTTTGGCTGGCCCTCATCGATCTCGACAACAACCCCCGGCCCCGCCTCCTCTGCATCCAGAGACGGGAAGACCTGACGAAGATTCGGCACAAGGCCGGGAGTCATGGGCATGATCAGCCACCCTCTACGGAGATGCGCTCCATCTCGGCAACGAAGCGACGGATACCTTCCTGAGCCGCCATAGTATCATTGGGCGCAAGAATTTCATAGTTGCGCTTTTCAGCATGGGGAGGCTGGCCCCAGACATGTACCGCGAACAGCCCAAGCTTCTTGGGATTGCTCGGTCGGATGACATCCACAGTCGCACTTGCAAGAACCATCTTCCCCTCTCGATTTGGTGCCGGATGCAGGATTCGAACCCACGACATGCGGTTTACAAAACCGTTGCTCTGCCAACTGAGCTAATCCGGCAATCTCTTACACAGCATACAACGGTGGAGGCGGCGCGCCAACATGGCGCGTCTTCTCGTCCAGATCAGCCGTCCACTCAGGCCCCCGGATGATCAACCCCGTCTCGCGCAGGTGCCGCAAAGCCATGCTCACCGTGTCCACAAGATCGTCGTGCTTGCCCTTCGGGAACGTCGAGCATTGCGTGATCACCATGTCGGACCATGACCGCTCGGGCGCGTAGATCAACCCCTCCGCGAAGAGATGTTGAACGCTGTATAGCCTTGCTAACTTGTCCTGCCCCTTGGGATCGACAAGCTGCACGGCGAAGGACTCATGGCTGTAGAGCCTGCGGATCTCCTGCGCGACGCTGTGGCCTGCTGCCTTGTTCTCGATGAGGATCTTGTCCACCTTGAACTTCCGCATGGTGTCCGCGACCTTCGTCACAAGCTCATGCAGTTCCAGTCGGTCCTGCCACGCGAACATCATTATCGCTCGGGGATGCTCTTCCGTGTAGGTGCGGGTAACGGAGGACATCATTTCGCCGCCCGGTGCAATCGTGCGCGTCACCTGAGCCTTGCCGTCCCCGCCAGAGAAGATCCCCCACACGGTCATCGCAGACAGGTCGTTCGATGTCTTCGTCGTGTACGCAGTATCCAGCGATGCGATGACGTAATCGACGCCGGGATACATCTCCTGATCCCATAGCTGCCACCACTCACGCTTGATGACGCCACCACCCTTTGGCTCGGGACGCTGCTGCAACTGCCCCGCAGCCGTCCAAGGCCCCATCTGCTTCTCAAGGACCGTGACCTCCTCTTCCCCAAAACGCTCGGGCCACAGAAGCTCACCAGCCTCCTTGCGCGGGTCTTGCCAGCCGATGCTGGTCACATAGCTGCGCTCAGGCTCGTAGCGCATGGGAAGCATCAGGTGCGTCCACAGGCCAGCCTCCCGCGACAGGATATGCCCCGTTAGGTCCTCCTCGCTCAGCCGCTGCTGGATCACGACGAAGGCACCCGTCTTGGGATTGTTCAGTCGCGTCGAGAGCGCACCATCCCACCACTCGATGGTGGTCTCGATGGTCGCCTCGCTGAACGCTTCCTGCGCTGCGTTGGGATCGTCCACGACGATGATGTTGCCGCCCTCGCCCGTCAGCGCAGAGCCGACCGATGTCGAGAGCCTGCTGCCTCCTGCCGTGTTGTCGAACCTCGTCTTCGTGTTCTGATCTCCGGTCAGGGCGAACCTGCCGCCCCACAGCGATTGATACCAAGGACTCTCGATCAGCCTTCGGCACTTCGTGCTATCGCGCAGGCTCAACTGCTGGGCATAGCTCGCATGGAGGAACTGAACCCCCGCGCCAGAGGTATCCGACTGCCAAGGCTGCGCCCATACCCAAGCCGGGAACGCCACGCTTGTCAGGCTCGACTTCGCGCAGCGAGGCGGGATGTTGATGATCAGCCTGCGGATATCACCATCCGCCACGGCTTGCAGATGCTCCGCGACCGCTTCGATAGGCCAGCCTTCAGCGAACGGCGCAGGGTCGATGTTGCGCCATCCCTTCCGCAGGAACTCATACAGGCTGTCTTCGCATTCGGTACGCTCAATGTCCTTGAGCATCTCGTCTACGTCGATCTTCTGCCCATCAATCTCCACGAACGGCATCGCTATCCACCTTGCATGACTTGCACTTCTCTAGCTCTTCAGCAGCCTTCCAGCAGATATGCTCCTTCAAATCCTTGTCAGTAGCAAAATGCAAATACCTCGATACATCAAACCTAGCCTTTTGCCTGAGTGCAGAGATCAAATCAAACTTCTCAATCGTCATCACGCATCCTTTCGATTCTCAGGTCATACCCCATAGCATTCAGCATCGCGCGCAGGTAGCTGAGCTTGGGATCTTTCCCTTCGTGCATCCATCGCTGGACAGTAGACCTGCCCACTCCCGCTCGCTTGCAGACCTCGGAGATGAAGCCTGCGTTCTCCTCCAGTATGCCACTCAACTGGATCAGCAGGGGATCGATGTTGTCGAGCGGCTGCTTGAAGCAAGCCCGGCCCGCGTAGTTCGCACCCTGTATCCTGACGTTCTCGAAATGAAGAAGCTGGCGCACGGTCATCATGCGCTTGCGCTTTTCACTTTTGATCTGCGACTTGGACATCACGGGACAACCTCGCAGCAGTAACAACAGCGCACCATTTGTCTACAGTACTCTTCGGAAACTCTTCTGATCCGCAACCATTCTTTGCTACGTCATCGAGCTTCCTGCCGCAGTAATAACAAGGATCAGTCAGAATTATCTGCGGCATCTTTCATCCTCGCGTATTCCATTTTCAATGCAATCCTAGCGGTCTCATAGGCCAGCGCAGCCCGTGGCGCGGCATCGGCATCAGCCTCTCTCACCATCACGACTGCATCCTCGAAAGCGCGGATCAGGGAGTCTAGATCGGCACCCTCGGTCTTCTCCGTCACCTTGAACGGGCAGAGACGCTCCATCTCATGGTTGCGGTTGATGTATCCGCCGAATGGCTCTGGCTCCCTTCTTCCCAGCCAATGGAAGGCGGCTGGCAACCTCGTATCCAATGGGAAGTCCATGAGCCTCGTACAGGTGCCGCCACCCTTGAAGTGCAGCCGCTTCTTAACATCGCGATGCCAGTCAGCGTAGATGCATCCCTTGCACACGGTGTTGGTCATAGCTTCTGGAACCTCGCAGCCTTGAACAGCGCAACAGGCTCTACGTCCTGCGGATCATCCCTGTCCGTGCGGCCACCAAATGAAAGTCCATCGTGACAGTTCAGGATGTTGTTATCTTTGATGTCGTAGTAATAGATCACTCCCTTCGCGCTAACTGCAATCGTGAATACTACCCTGCCGATGCGAGCAAGCTGAATGCCCTTGGCAAGCTTGTCGAGAGAGATCATAAAGCCGCCCATCTTATCCATCTCGCTCATGGTGTAGTTGCGGCACTTCACTTCCATGAATCCAGCGCAGGTATTTTCCTTCATCAATGCATAGTCAACAACGTATGTCGGTCGCAGCTTAATGGGCCTCAATGCCCACTTGTCTGCAACCTTCTTCGCAACGCGAGCTTCTGCAAGCCTGTCATGTTGCGTTTCGTATAGCGGTCTGTTCATAGATTCATACCAAGCATGATCAGTAGGATTGCAATCGCGATTGCAAACCAATGACGCTCGTTCATGTCACATCCTTTCCTTCCAGTAGGTCACGGGCGAGGGAGGGTGCATCCCAGAAGCCGTCGCCCTCCACGATCTTCTGGAGACCGGCACGGTAGCGGGTGATCTCGGCGCGCAGCAGAACGATCTCAGCGGCGGCGTCGTGCTTGTCGCTGCTGCTGCTCCACATAGAGAAAGGTTCTAGGAGTTCCATCGTCTTGCCGCCATCAAGGACGATCTTCGTCCCGGCAGGGAAGACGATCTCCTCTGGTGAACACAGGCGAGATACAAGATCGTCGCTCATGGCTTGGCCTCCAGCGCAACCAATGCGGCATCATACGCCTGAAACAGGATTGCACGTTCGTTGTCGCGAGGAACAGACACGGCAGCCATTGCATCCTTTGCGGCATGCAATGCCCTCTCCAGCTTCTCCACGCGGGCGCGGAGTCGTTCGTTATCGGCGCGCAGTTCCGCCAGCGCAGCCTCATGCAGTTCCGCAGATGGGCGGTCCATACCCGCGCGGCGTAGATGGATGTTCTCAGCGCGGAAGCGGGCGATCTCCTGCGCCATGCGGACCTCGGCGCTGGTCGGGCCTGCGTTCTCGGAGTCACGCAGGACATCGACGCTGAATTCCTTAAAGATGTCGCTCATGGCTTGTCCTCCTTGTCGAGTTCCTCGATGAGTGCGTCGGCGTAGCGAATGGCGTCCTTGGGTACGAGCTTGGGGTTAAGGTATCCTACGTCGTTGTTCTCCTCGCGGCAGAGGATCGCCGCCATGAACGCAGTCGCGATGCGTTCGCGGCGCTCGGCGCGGAGGCGCTTCTCATCGACAACATTTTGGGTGGTGGCAGGCTCCAAATGTGGGAGTGTCCGAATCGGGGTATTGCAGACGCAGCCAAAACCCTTTCCGCATCGAAGGCAAGATGGGTAGTTCATGGCTTGTCCTCCTCTCCGCGCGCATGGTTGATCTTAAGCTTGATGGTCGAGCGACCTTCACGATCATCTCGCACGACCTCATAGCCGGTGATGGTTCCAAGCTTCGTTCGATTGCTGCACGGGTAGATCACGTTTATGCGCGAGTTGACGCCGTGCAACTCGATCAGCGCGTTGACCGTGTCTCGTAACTCCCAGAGCTTCATCGCTTGTCTCCCGCCTCTGCATCGCGCTCGTACTGGGCTGCGATAGCCATATGACGCAGATGTTCATGAGAGTGTGGAGGATGACGCATCGCCTCTGCGACGCGAGCCTTTGCCGCGCCACGGAGCCAGTCAGGTCGCCTCATCCATGCGTCTAGCTGCGCCTTGCGCTGCGGGGAAAGCTCGGGGCAGTACTTCATGGCTTGGCCTCCAGCTTGGCGAAGTCTCGCTCCAGCCGAGCATCGTTTCCGTGCCAGACGAAGGCTAGAACCGCTCGCAGCTTTTCTCGGTCGATCCCGAGCTTGGCAACCGGATCGTGCTGAGAGAGCAGGTACGAGCAGTTGCGCCGCGCCTTCGCGATTTCTAGATGTGCGCCCGCGTTCTCGCTCTCCGCATTCCAGCGTCGAACACGCTCTTCATCGATCATCAGTTGAGAGAAGTCGCTCATGGCTTGGCCTCCTTGTCGAGCCGAGCAATGAGGGCGTCGGCGAACATGACCGCGTCATACGCGCATCCATTGAAGGTTCCGTTTGAGCCTTCGTAGCTAGAGTTCGCGAGCATCCCCGCGAGACACGCAGTCGCGATGCGCTCGCGGCGGTCGGCGCGGAGGCGTTCAGCAGCGAGACGCTCATTCGCGATGCGTTCGCGTCGCTCAGCAAGGAGGCGCTTCATAACTTCGCTCATAACTCGATCTCCTTCACAGCTTTGTTCACGACCTTCGCGAGATCGATCATCTGCTCGGGCGAGATGAAAATGTTGAGTTGGTTGACGCGCAGAATGAAGAAATTAGGACGAGGAGCGCCCTTGAAAGATCCACCGCCAAAGAACTCGTATCCAAAGTCAGTACTGTTCCTATCGAGATGAACGCTGGTCTTCATGTATCACCTATCCAAAGATAAACAGTCCTCGACAGAAAACGGGGAGGGCCGAAGCCACTCCCCGTCCCCCTCGACGCTCAGGCGAAGCGCCAGATGCGATGGCCCAGCACTTCCTTCTGCTCAGCCTTGCGGGTCGTGAACTTCGCGCCGCTGGCCTTCGCAACGCGCGCGACGTAGGGCGCGGGCGTCTTGCAGACCTCGGCAGCGACGAAGATGCTCTGCCCAACGTCAAGCTGGCTCAGAGCCTCGACCAGAGCCTCCTGCGAGCCACGGACGCGCAGAGGCGGCATCTCGATGCCGTTCTCAATCTTGAACTTCTTCGACATGACAGTAGTCCTCTCTCAAAATGCGACGAGCTTTCGATTCAAACGAAGCCCTCGCTCGGTTAGCCGCAGCAGCCGTTGTGGTGCTGCGATACTCGCGATCTATCGCATCATGTAGAGCGTAGTCAAGCCCCAACTTCACAACACTTCGCAGAGCGTCAACCTGCCTGCGTAGCTTCACAACGTCATCGAGCAGTAGATCGCGGTCCGTCCGCATCGCTCTTCCCCCGCGCGAACTTGACTCGCCTAGACGAAATGCAACTTCCCTCGACAACCAGATAGGCCCCGGTGATGTGGAAGGGATCAGACGAGTAGGTGATCGATCCGCATGGCATCTCATACGCATAACGTCGAGGATTGTGGCTATCAAGCTCAACACGCCTCAACCAGCCGAACTCCCAATGCCAGCCGTGCTTGATGGTCACGCATCGTCTCCATCAACCGCGCGCTTTACGCTCAGGAGAGCCTGCTTCAGAGCCTCTCGCGCATCAGGCTCAAGGCTTCTCGCATTGATCGTTAGCTCGCGCTTCTCGACGATTTCCCCAGCAATCTCGGTCTGCCTTCGCTCGACGTACTCGTCACGGAATCGAGCAGACATGCTTCTAACCCATATGCCTGTATTGAACTTGTCTGAAACCATGCCGACCATGCCCATGTCTTCCCACCAGCACTTGCATGCCTCAGTAGCCATAGCCATTGCGGTGTTAAATTCAGGATGCACTTCAGCCCATGAGAGCAGCGTAGCTTTGTCTAGTCCTAGCTTGACGGCACATTGCGTGAGGCTGTTGCCATTCTCTGCGAGCCTGATGAGCCTCTCGCAGTAGGAGGGATCATAGAGCGTAGGTCTTCCGACTGGACGGCGCTCTGGGCGCTTGAACAGGTCCATGTCTGGGAGAGCAGCTACGCGAGCTATGTCGTCCTGTGTGATGCCGAGAAGGTTCTGGGCTGGCTCTGTGTAGGGCTTTCGTCCGCCTGTGTGGCGACGCCTTCCCGCGCCAGCAGCATCTGCGCTCGCATCGGTCTTCCGCTTCGCTTGGCGCGGCTTGGTCCGGGCGTCACGGCTTGTCCCAGATCGCGCGGGCATTGCGACAGTCGCTGTCCCTCCCGCTGTCTCAACACCAGCAGGCAGCGACGTATCCCGCTCGTCAGCAGCAGCCATCATGCCCCCCGCTTGGACTGCTCTGCTCTGGCGCGCAGGATGATCCATGCCGCCTGCCACAGGAGAGGAGCCAGAGGCAAGCACAATGCGATCAGAAGCAGCGTCAGAGCCATGATCGCTACCTACAGCGCCATGCGAGCCTTGCCAAGGGTTTCCGCGAGAAATCTTCTAACCCATTGATTCTGGCTGCATCTTTCCTGTTGACCTGCCCAGCGGGCATAGCCTAGGCTCCTCCCACTAACCCAATTGAAAGGAGATACCCGATGACGAAGCTCACTCCCGCTCAGCGCGACCTTCTCGCCAGCCTCGCGTGGCACGGGGTCGGCACGACGGTCACCGTCGTGACCTCGCAGTACGTCGATGTCGCGCTAATGCGTAGCGCCCGGCCAGAAG